CGACGCTCTTCCGATCTAAAATGCAGCCCATGGCTTACCTTCAGCCACTTGAGCGACTTCTTCGGCGGGGATGTTGTCATGGATGACGAGCGTAACGGTTTCACCGCGATGCTTTGCATCAAGAATGAGTGGGTAAAGAGCTTCGAACGCTGTACGCGAGTCGACCAGGAAATTGTCGGACGTATTGTTACCGACTAGGATGCAACCTTCTGTATCGGCGTCGGTGTTGCCCTGATGAATGCGGACTCCTGCATAGTTGGGAACATCGTTCACAAGCGGCATCAGCTTCCCGAACTTGGGACTCATGGTGACCGTCACGTCGTACGCGCCGGACGGGATTGCGGTCTTGCCGTAGACTTTGACGCCAGGTTGACGCACTGTGTCTTCCAGCGTGTGGCATTGGAACTTATCGTCAACAGACAGATCCCCGATGGTGGATTGTGCTGTGTAGGTCTTGCGTTCAAGTACAAGTTTCATTTTCAACTCCTTGGATTCTGCGACGTTGGCTTACGCCGACATAGATAGCGACCCCGACGATCCACGCTGTGTCACACAGTTCGTAGATGCTGAATCCGAGCAGGGGTCTGACGTGCCCGAATTCCCATATCCAGATGATCTCTGCCAGCGCACCGCAAGCCAGCAGGATGAACGCTGTCCGGACTAGGTGACTGGTGCATTTCGACATTCGGTTAATGCACAGCAGTGAGACGAATATAACGTACAGGCAGGCGCCTGTACGAATTAGGTTTAGGAACAGTTCCATCACTTACTCCTTGTCAGGTACAGACGGGAGACGCACGTCCTTCAGTCTATCCACAATGTGGAACATAACAGGGACGAGCCTCATTGCAAGTAATCCGGCGAAGAACGCGATGGCACGTTCTAAGGAGTCTGGAAGTTCAATATAATGTGTGATGATGGGTACACCATACACAGACACCGACATCCCTGCGAACACGCTGGTGAACAGTCGCCCCCGTGTGAGTTCCGGAACATAGCTCAGGCTCACAACGGCGCCCAAGAACGCTGCGATCAACGTCGCGGTCTTGATGCCCATAATGCTGCTGACGTAATCTTGCATCACTTCTCCCCTAAGTCTTCAACCGCGTTTTTACAGTGGTCTTTTTGTATTCGGTCTAATAGCTTGCACAGTACGCATCCCCATCGGTCACCCTTGAGCGATGCTTTATATGCACGGCTCGAAATGGTTTCGTCTTCGTTTCCGCCGAATGCAGTGTTGGCGAGCTGGTCGTATGACACTGCCAACCTCCAAGCCCGCTCACTGCCGCTAATGATTGCCAGCAGCATCCACACGGAGGAGACAGCGTGGACCAACTGACACAGTAACCACAGTAACACCAGCATCAGACGGCGCTTCATTTCAACGTGCCCGTAAGGATCTCCGCTGCACGTTCCGAAGTAATGAAGGTCTTGAACTCCAGATATGCGATTGCGTCCTTTGTTGATTGCAGACCTAGATCCACAAAGGTCAAACGAGGATCGTCAACCACATCAAAGAAGTCATCCATCACCGGATCGGTCTTACGTGCGCCCTTCATTGCTACACGCTCTTGAGGTGTGAACAATAACTTGAACTCCACGGGGCTGACCTTGGGCGCTTCCAATGTGGTCACAGGTTCAACAGGGACGGGCGCAATAGTCCATTCCCCTTTGTTGTCAACCGTACTGCCCGGAGTTACGTCAGCAGGGCAAGCGGTGAACAATGCTGCCACTTCCTTGTGGAAACAATCCGCAATCGTTTGACCGTCAGGAACGATAAATACTTCTACCGCTGTGCTGTTTTCGATTCGTGCATATTTGGACATTTCTAATCCTCTTTCAACTTGAATTCTCCACACCAGCCTTCATTCGACATTGGAGGGAAGAAGGAAACGACACCTTCTGTCGTTGGGATTGGTGTAGGAGGGTTACGACGGCAAAGGCCTTGCTCGTCATTAGTGCTCATAAAGAACTGACAGGTTTTACAGTTTTTCATGATTACCATTCCACGATACAAAGACCAGGCCCACCTTTGCAGCCTCCGCCTGCATAGCCGTTTACGCCAGCTGCACCACCACCACCACCACCGAATCCGCCGTTACCACCGGAACCCGAGTTGGAAAGAGCTGCACCACCACCACCACCGAAGTGACCTCCGTCACCTGCCTTTTGGCCGGTGACGTTAATAACTGAACCTCCTCCACCGCCAGGGCCGCCAGCAAAGCCTGCAGCTGTACCAGTCTGTCCGGCACCACCACCACCCGTCAGGAAGTCTGTAGGGAAGCGGAGCGGAAGGCTCGTTGGATTTGTAGAACCTGCACCAGCTGAAGCGGTCCCGACGTAGTCATACCCGCCTAAGCTACTGGTTGAGAATCCAGCAGTGCCACCGCCGCCGCTGTAAGTCACACCAGCACCGGAAGCGTTTACGGCGGCAGCTCCAAACAAGCCACCTCCGCCTGATGCGACTAGTGTTGCACCAGTGCCCGTGACTGCACCACCTGCACCACCTGTTCCAGCAGGGCTACCACCTGCACCGCCACCAGTTCCAGAAGAACCTGTCGCTGTGGAAACCACTGAACCGCCTGCACCGCCAACTGAGTTATAGATTGTTCCACCAGTACCAGTTCCGCCAGTTCCGCCAGCAACTGCTCCGGAGGTCCCGCCTGCAATACCGCCAGTTCCACCTGTTGCGGAAAGCAGCGCACCGAACGACGTAGTTCCACCCGTGCCACCGTTACCTGATGTTCCTGCTGCACCTGCGGCACCGATTGTGACCGTGTGACTTGCGCCAGGGGTGACGGTATAGACACCCATCGCAAAACCTCCACCACCGCCCCCCGTATTGCGCTGACCTGCCCCATTCGTGCAAGCTCCGCCGCCACCTGCTCCAAGAACGCGAACGCGAATCTTTGTGATCCCGCCTGGAACAACGAATGTTCCGCTCGACGCGAAAATCATGAATTTGCCGTTGTTATAAACGTCAAGCCCGTTCGAGTTGACTAGCGTGACATTCGCGGTCGTGTTACTCGGTTGGATTACTGATGCACTACGTCCCATGACTTACCCCTCAAATCCGTGAGCGCGAACTACTACGCCCGCTGTGTCAGAAAAAACTACAAGATTCTTTGCCGCCTCCGCTACGAACCCTGACCGTTCAAGGACGTTCCCATTGCTAGGGTCGCCCGCTGGTTGCAGATAAACATCGTACTCCACCCATTCAGCAGCGCCGGGCGTACCTGTAGCACTGATGGCCACACGTACTTTCGCGGCTGATGCAGCCGTGTTCACAATGTTGAAATTGATTGTTGCCACTTTCGTGGCGGGAACGGTATAGACCGTCGTATTGGTTGTCGCCGCGAGGCTGACTGGAGTTCCGAGTGTTCCGCTCGCCATTATAGTTGCCCTATGAAGTAAAGGTTATTCTGTGCCGTTGCAGACGCTGACGCCAGTGCTGTCGCTTGCGTAAGGTTCACAGCGTGATTCCCCTGTGTAGCGGTTCCCACCTGTAAAGCGCCGCCTGTGCAGCCCAGCAACACCCAAGACGAGAGTCCCGTGTGGTACATGAGTTCCACTTTCCCGCCAGTCACAATTTCACCACCTTGCAAAGCAGAGTGAGTACCGCCTACGATGGGTTTCGTTGCAAGACCGTTCGGGGAGAATGTAGCTGCACCAGTGTTAGACGCGGAAGCCTGATATGACAGCACCATGCCGTCTGTCAATGTGGTTACAGCGGGGCTGAATGTTGCGGTATGTGCGTTGGCTGTACCGCCGCCCGCTGCATAAGCTAGAGAATTGTTCTGTACTTGCGTTCTTGTTGCATAGGAACCGAGCGACGTTCCGGTGACGCCCCAAGTGTCCCATTTCGCAGGGTTTGCGGAAGGAACGAAATTGATGTTTGCATTCACAAGGGACACATAAGTAATCCCATCCGGGCCTTGTGTGCGGTCACCTATGAGGTAAGTTTCGTCTGCTGCCCAGTCCGCAATCCCGCGACGGGTAAGGTAACGAATTGCATTCGCACAGAAGTTGAAGAACCAGTTAAATCGCTGCCGTGCTGGAGGATTACTACTGAGCGGCCAGCCAACTGCCAGCTCCGCATCGCTGGGCTGTACTTTGTCACCCGTGTCCGCCCATACAGGCAGGACTGGAGGTTTAGTTAAGGCCATCAGAATTCCTCTGCAAAGGTTCCGCCAACTCCTGCAACACCTTCTTCACCGAACCCCATCGCGTGACGGGTATCTGTAAATCCAAAGAATGCAAGTGAATTAAACATCACCCGATAGTTAATCAACACACCGCTTGGACGTGGAAGAATGTCGATAAGATTCAGAATCGCTTTCTCCACCGTGCTCAACATCTTTCCAACACCAATTGAAAACGACATATCTAAATTGTCGTCAAGTGTTGAGTATGACACGTTGAACAAGTAGCAAAGCCCTTTCAGAATGTCCTCACCGTTACCCTTCGAATGATTCCGAACAATCTTTGCGCGTAGAACGCATCGGTATGTCACGTCATCAAGGATCGACTCAGCAGGTGTCAAGGATGCGCTCGCGGGTAAAACTCTTCCAACTCCTACCAGCGCCCCAATCACGTCCAATTGTACCCCTTGAGCAAGATCGATGTCACTAATGTCTTTCAAAGAAATTAAGACGTCCTCAAGTTCCTGTACTCGAGCAGCCAGTGCGCTGATGGTTGCAATGAAGCGAGCGGACTCCCTGTACTGTGTAGCCACATGGGCCAGGGCTTCCGTCGTGTGGTTTAGGGTAGTGGAACTCATGTTGCATTCACCACGATGCGGGACGCATCAATTCGGATGAGCCCGTCAAACACGCAAGCAATGTTCGCGGAACCTGTTGGGCCCGCTGTCGTTCCAACAAAGACTGACGTCACTGAGTGCCCGGGAACGGAGTTGATTGCATCGTACAGCCTACTCGTAATCAACTCTTCACCGATCTCTTGGTTGTCCAGACCCCATTGCGCGAGGGCAGCTTTCACCCGTGCAACACCGTCTCCAGGCCAACCTACACGGATGGAAAGGTTCACAGTGATATAGATGTCACTATACGACGGGCGACTGAACACAATGGGGTGAACTGCTCCGAGCGAGTCCGTCACCGTATTGGATACCGCTCCGACCAGCGTAGTACCCACAGTCTTACGAAGCCATATGGCGTTCGCAATGTCAGCATTCGCACCGCCTTCCACTACGCAATAGACCGAGTGAGGGGGAAGACCTAACACATCCACAGCGTTCGTCGGGTTTTCCCATGCCTTAACTAGGCGCACCAGATTCAACTGACCGATAGCGCCAGTGATCCCGTCCAGAATGGATTGTGCAGGGGTTGACGTGGAAATGCGCTGTCGAATGCGAAGCTGCTCGTCCGTCTCTTCCTTGCGCCCCAATGTCGCGGGCGCTGCATTCGTCACGGTGAACCATCCATAGATGGGCGTTTGAATCTTTGTCAGCGTGCCAATGCTGGCTGCGATTGCATTCATGACGCTGTTCTGTATGACCACACTTGCCAGCCCATTACCGTCGAATACAGAGGCCGAAAGCGTTGCCCATAGGGTATTGTCGGCCGTGCTCTTTACAAGGCTACCAGCGGGCACCGTCACGCCTGGGGTGCCCGTTAGGTTCACAGTCGCTTGGCTGTATGCGCCAGCTATACGACGAATCCCGTTGAGCTGCACCAGACGAGACTGACTCAATCCTGTAACCGTCTGAGGGTTGAAGCTGTTGTAGATGTCTTCGGCAAGCTGGTCGACGTCAGAAATGCGTTCCGCAAAGATGCCCAGCAATTGACCGTCGGGGTCGTCCGCTTCAATGGAAATGTCCGACCCATAAATGTTACGGTAATCGGTCTTCAACTGCTCCAGACGTTCGTCCAGACGGGTTCGAAGAAAGCCTAAGCTCGTTATCTGCGTCATACGCTCACCTTAATGTTTTCCGTCGACCCGTAGATACTTGACACAGTACAAGTGACAACGAACCGTCGCGTATTGTGGTCAAGTGAAGCCGACCAGTTTGAAATAGAAAGAACTCCGTCCGTTTCCAGAATGCGTTGCTTAATGACTGCCTGTGCATACGCGACGTCAGCGGGTTTCCCGGAGATGCGTTGAATGTAGGGCATACCCGCATCCGTATCCAGGAACCATTCATTCTCCAGCAGGAACAGGCGTGTCTTTACACGCTGGGCAACCGATTCCGCTTTGTCGGAGAAGTTACCTAACCCACGACCGAACGTGACGTCATGTAGCGTGTCTAATCTGCGAACCCTCATTGCGGGCCTCCCGTGCTACTTGGACCAGCTTGAACGCCACTGTGCGTATGCGTAGCCAATACAATTCCATTCGAAGAAAGAGCTCCGCCACTTTGAGAGACTGCTCCGCTAATACTTGTTCCAGCACCGCCGCCCGTTCCCGACATACCTGCTGCATACGTCAACAGGCCCTGGCTAGTGGTTGCACCCGACATCGTTGTCTGAGCGGAGTTGAACTTGGACAATGGCGCGTTGACCTCAAACCCTCCAGGCGCATTGACGGTAAATTTTCCCGCTGCCGATAGGACTGTACTGCCAAAGGGATTTATGTTCTCAATAGTTCCATCGTGCTTCATTGTGACTCGCACTGTGCGGTCGCGGTCGCGTAGTTCTACGTCAGCAGCATTGAAGCTGGGCAGTTTCTTGGGCTGGCTGTTCACGCCGACCACAGCAAAGGCGTCGGATAGGTCGTGCAGCCTGTATTCAGCAGGTAACTGAAGTCCGCCATTCATGTGCCAGAAGTCAATGCAGCGTTCGCTGAAAATAAGGATGCACTCGTCACCCTGCTTAACGGGAAACGTCAAATAGAAATCGCCACCGCCTGGAAAGCACACAGGAACATCAACGCACACTGGTAAGCCTACAGCACCCTTCTCGTTGAACACACGCTGGATTGCAGGTTGCACGGATGCGGTCTGCGTAACAGGGTCGAACGATTGCACAATGCCCGGAAGCATTGTGTGAAGGTTCTTCAGCGCACCGTCGACGTGGGCTTTGTAGGCTTCGTCTCCGTTCGCTGCCTTCTGTGCCTGGTCGCGGATGTCGCTTATAACGCCGGAGCTCATTTTGCCCCCTTCTGCGGAAACGCGCTGTCCATACTGACACACTCAACTTCTGTGATCCAATCCTGACCACGATTGTCACCTTTGTGAGTCAGCTTATAAATCTTATAGATACCGTCTGGATCCAGGCGTGCAGGCTCCTTCGGTTTCTCCGTAGTACCATTCACGTCCTCCCCACCTTGGGCAGTGGATCCAATCTTCTTTTTCTTGCGCTTGATGTTGTCGTTGTCCAGCTTCACACGACCGTTGATCTGGTACAGCGGATTCAACAGTGTCTTGGCTTTGATCCCCTTGTCGTCCTGCTGAGGTGCGCCAAGCATACCTGTATCACCATTCACTAGAATCGCTTCCGTGTCCAGCACGCCATTAGACTTTACAATCTGCAAGCGACCGTCCTGGATGCTCCAAGTGCAATCATGCTGGCGTGCGATGTCGTGCAGTACGTCACGGGCATTACCGCTCACAACCTTACCGCGAAGGCGACGTGTTTCACCTACACCTTTGACGCTTCCCTTCTTCGTGCTGGAGAAGTTACTGCATACACGGTCGACAAGCTGTGTATCGCTTGCACCCGTGGCAAGAGTTTCATTGACCACAGCTCCTCGGAAATCTCTGTCGCCGTCACCCGCATCTATTTCCACAATCCAATCGTTCCCGTCACGGTAGCGATAGACGTGTTTAATGTTTCCACGAAACAGGACTGCTTCGTCACCCTCGTAACCAGCGTTCAGAATGATGTCGTCGTACTCGGTGCGGATCTGGTTCTGATGCTGGTCGTTGAGGTTATAGATTTTGATGTTTGCAAAGTTCGGAGCTGACTGGTGATCTTTAACGACCTCAAATACAATCCGCAAGTTCTCAACAAGCAAGCCTTTTCCAGACTTGCCTATGATAACTTGCGCGTGACGCTTATACTGACGCGATGATTGCATTCGCCTTTTCTTCCTCTGAGAACCACCAAAGTTGAACGCGAACACCGAAGTCACTCAGTGCCGCTTCACTGCCCGTGTTGCTGCTGTCGATCGCGAGTAGCGATCCGATGCCATAATTGTAAGGCTCAAGAAGATCGGTGCCTAGTACGATTGGAATTCCCTCGAAATAAATCTGTGAGGTGTCCTCGTTGTACAGCGTAAGTGAAAACTGATTAGAGCGATCATTCCACTGTATGTCGAACACAAATTTCAGCTCGCCCAACTGTGTGGTGAACTGCTGTGCGGCGTCTGTGCCTACGGGGATCTGGAACATTACTTAGCACCTCCGCTCAACGCACCTGCCAGCCGTTTGGATAACGATTGCTTCTTTGGTGCGGATGTTTCTTCCTTGGCTTGCTTCTCACCTTGCGTCTTCTTCTTGCCTGCTTGATTTGCAGCTTTGCCCTTCGCTCGGGGCGGGTATGTGACCGCCTGCGTCTGTACAATAATGATCTCGCGTAAGTCCGCGGTGAAGATCAGCGCGTTGGACGTGCCTGAATCTTGTGTAGTGTTGATGCTGGTGCAGAGCATGTTCTGGTAGAGCTTTAGCCCTGTCTGCACGTCGAACGGTTCGCGGGTTCGCATCAGTGCTTCCAACTGTGCGAACGCTTCCTTAGCTCGGCCGTACCCTGCACCATACCCGTCACCTCGTTCCACCAGTGGCGTGTCGCTCACACCGGCGGTGATCTTGACCTTGTAAGGCTTCATGTATGCGTGGTCAGTGATGCTGACACCCGTCTCAACGGGGTTATCAGTCACCTCTAGTTCTAGGGTGTGATCCTCTTCAAATACAGCGTCGAAGGTAAGCCCACCGAACCCGCGAGTGATAATAGAAACTGTTTCATTCATAGCAACACCGCCGATTGACCGTTACGCACCGCCGAGCGGTTTGCTTTGTTGAGTTCCTCGCGCACGCTTTCACCTGCCTTAGCTGGATCCGAGCTGTTGACCACAATGCTCGGCACGTTCACCGTCGTGGTCTGCGTCACCGTAGTTGCACCACCTACAACGGGGCCCGCTGCTACGCCGAGAGGCCCATTCGCCGCTAGGGTATTGGCTGCACCTCCCGCGCCGCCTGTGCCGCCATCCTGCCCCCTAGCTTCACGAGCTGCGGGCGCTTGCTGGGCTGCTTTCTGCATTGGGGCGCTTTGCACCAATGCGCCGATCGCTTGGACTGGTGTTGGAGCTGCGGGCGCTTGCTGGGCTGCTTTCTGCGTGCCTGGAGTTGGTGTAACGCCTGGAACAGTTCCGGGCGCCTGTGCAATGGTTGCCGCTTGGCCCGCCACGCCGCTTTGTGCAGGCTGAGGAACGGGAGCGCCTTCCTGCTTCGGAATGTCTTTGGACAGACCAACTGCCTTGGCGACCCACTCGACCGCGGACTTAGCAGCGCCAATCACAGCGTCGATCTTTGCTGCAATCCAATCGAACACCATGCTGAACGACATCTTGACCGCATCCCATGCAGCCGAGAACAGGTTCACAAGGTACTCGATAGACAGAGACACCGCATTGACAGCGCCTTGCCATGCGCTTACGAACAAGTCTGTCACCCATGTAACGAGCGCGGCAATTGCACCCACTACCGTCGCAACTGCTTCCACCAGCCAAGTGACAATTCCAATGGCGGTTTCAATTGCCCATGTAATAAGTCCGACAATCTGTGTCGCGATCCATAGAACGATAGGGTATAGCAGCGCAATGACGACGCCGATTGCTTGGAACACGAACTGTACTACTGGCCACAGTGCTACGAACAGTTTAATCAGCGCATTCCCTAAGTCAACGAAAGCTGGTTTCAGCTCGTTGAACATTGCCATCATCCAGTCTATCACAGCAGCAACACCGTCGCTGATTGAGTTAATGACGGTCAGGAGTTGCGGGTAGTCCTTGACAAGGTCGCCCAGGAAGGCGTCGTTACCCTCTTTGAAGTTGACGAACTCATCTATGAGCAGCGCCACCGCAAGAATGATCGCTCCAATAAGAATCGGGATCGCTAGTGCTGTGGCATTGAATGCAAGCATGGTTCGTGTGAGCCCGATGATGCCCTTTGTTGCCTCCATGAAGAACGTGTATGTCTTGAGCGCAACGAACGCCGCCATTGCAGCGTATGCAGCCCAGACCACAATTTGGAACTTCAGGAACCATTGAATAATGTCTTTGACGGTAGTTACGACGCGAACGATCCAGTCCCACATCGTCTGGAGCACCGACACCAGTACCTTCAAGGCCTTCGCGAATGTGTCGCTGCCCGACTTACGGAATTCTTTGAACCATGCTAGATATCCCTCTAGCATCTGTTTGATGACAGGGAACAAGCTGACTGCGACTTGCTTACCGAACACGCCTACTGATGCGGACGCTTTGGTGAACAGTTTGTCGACCTTGTCTGCGAGCTCGTAATCCCCTTCCTTGAACGGGTTATACAGCTCCGCTTCCTCGCGTAGCTTCGCAAGGTTTTCCGAACCCTGTGCCAGCACCTTAACGAACTGAGGGTCAATGCCCAGCTTGGCGCCCAGTGCAAGCTGTTCCTGGCGGGACAGACCTTGCATCTTGTCCGCAACCTCACCCAGGATGTCATCCACGTTCTTGACGCTGCCGTCCGCGTTCTTTGCGGACATATTGAGCTTCTCGAACGTCATTGCACCGCGACCGATGCCTAGTGCAGCTTCACCCACTACCTTATTGAGCGACGCGACCGTGGATTTCATTCCCTCCAGCGATCCGTCGTTCTCTACCGCGATCTTCCCTAACGCTGCAAGACTGCGAGCACTGACATCGTTGAGCTCTGCAAAGCTGTAGAGCTCCCCCATGGATGCAGCAGCCTTATGAACTGCCCATCCGATAATGCCAGCCGCTGCGGCTGCGGCGCCAACCACTGTGGCCACAGTCTTCTCGACGCTCTCGAGGCTCTTCTTGTACTCATCCGCTCCAGTAGTATCCGTCTGGAACCCTAGCGCGACGAGGAAACTGTCGATCACATTGGACATTATTTCTTCCTATCCCTAGCCTTTTCAGCTCGACGTGCGTACTCGTCCTCCGCATCCATCGCCTCGTGAAAATCTGCGAGGTCGTTGATTGTGTATGTCCCGTCCTGCAACTCAGTGAGCCGACAGAGCGGAGGATTCCGCATTACTGGACGCCAGCAATACCAGTTGACGTTGACGAGTTCGATTGGTTCGATGCCGGAGTCAGTTTGGCTGCTACCGACGCGAAAAGGCTTTCGGAGAAAAAATCCCGGAAGTTCACTTTCAATGCAAAGAAGAACACCTGCCACAGATCCTTGTTCCGACCACCTGCAAAGGCTTCGTCAATGGTCGTACGCTTACCGTCGATCGTGACGTACTTGAAAATCGTTTCCATTGCGCCCAGCAGGACATCGCTGTCCAGCTTTGCAGTCAGGGCGCTAATTGCAGCCGCGCCAGCTTCCTCGGGGTTGTCGCTTTTCGTAGCAACTGCTTTGAAAAGCGCCTCGCCACAAAGGTTGGCAATTGCCACTTGGACTTTGACGGCTTGGAGCGCGGGTAAAAAGCCAACGGATATAATCCGTCCGTTGATTTCGGTAGTGTTTTCATTCATGTTGAACTCTCCAGGATATGGGGCAAAAATAAGCGAGCCGGTTGGCTCGCTTACAGTTTAGACGAGACCGAACGCAAGATCCAAGCGTTCGACTACAATCTCCCATTCCTGAGTGTTACCACCAGCACCGCGAGTCAGCTTGGAAGGCTTCTTCAAATAACCTTGAGTCCCGATTGCCAAGTCCTGACGGTAAGTGTCTTGGAACTTAACAACGACCGGAACGAACAGGCTACCGGATGCCTCTTGCAGGCTCATGATGTTTGTGAGCATTGCATTGGAAGGGCTGGTCTGCATGAGCTTGACTTTCACCGTGCCAGACTTGTCGGTCCCGACGCTGATCATCATTTGCCCATCCGCGCCCATCTTGTCGGTGACGCTGTCAGAACGACGCTCGATGTCAATGACATCGTCGCCGTCCGCCCATCCGGTGATTTCCACACCGTTGATCACCATGACCGTATCTTGGAACGAATAACGCTTCATTTCTTATCTCCTTAATTAGCGGTCGAAGGTGACGCCAACGCTGACAAAATGGATCGCGCCGCTGCCCTTAGCAGCAACACGAATCGGAGGTGCAATACGCGCTTGACGGTCGCTAGAGTTCTGCGAGTTCATCGGAGCGGCATACACGTAGTAACCGGCCTTCAAGTAGTCGCCCAGCTTCAGCTGACCGAACTCGTCACCGTTCCAAGTGCCCGGAGCCAGGAGACCGTTATTCACAGCGTCTGACAGCGCCTTTTCCACCTGCTGAACGATCAGCTGCATACCGCGATCGGTCTGCGGAACTTTCGTCGTGCGAGTGTAGAGGAAGCCGAACACATTGGTTTCAATTGCATTCTGCAACCAGTCCAGACCATGGACTTCGTCAAAGAAGATACCGTTCGCCATCACACCTTCCGCGAGCATTGCGCTGTCGCCGAATTGCGTGTAGTAGTTCAGTTTCTTCGCGTCGAGTGCGGTCTTGTCTGCACCAGTGAGGCTCTCGGGCGACTGACCTGGCAGGGTTTTGAACTTCAGTGTCAGCGTGCTGTTCGTTTCGCTGAAGTTGACCACAAAAGCGCGAGCCATTGCGCTGCACACTGCATAAGGGTCTGTTGAATCAAAGATACCGAACGTCCGACGGTACGTCATCGAGTTCATGTAATACCCGATGTCAGTAGTCTGGAGCGGGTCTTTGGAGTTCATGTCTGACGTGGTATAGCCGAAGATCTTCACCAGTGCTTCACACCATGCAGCAGCATCTTTCAGATCCTGTGTGGTCGCAGTGTTGGTGAAGGTCACGCCGTACCATGCGGTCGAATAGTTCTGCATATTCGTCAAGCAGGTTGCGGCGCTTTCTGCCACAGCACCAGCCGACAGAATAGGACTAGCGGTCGCATCCGTGCCCAGCAAGTTCCCGATATAAGTACCGGAACCCGTCGTACTGGTGTAGCCCACAGTAGAGGTCACGCCAGTAGTACCGGAACGAATCACAAAGCGATTGCCCAGATACACCACTGTGGCGCCTACTGCACCCGCTGTCACCAGCGCGGCCTGAATGCGAGCTGCGACCATTGCCAACGTCGTGTCGGTAGCGAAGGTCATTGCGGACAGCGTCTTGTTGACACCGTCAATAGACACTTGCATACTACCCGTCGTGACAGCTTGCCACGTTGCGATGGTCTTGGTGCAGTTGAGCGAACCTAAGTTCTCACCCGACACGGCAGCAGTAAAGCGACGCCCGATCCGCAGTGTGGTCGGTGCGGGCGCTTGGGAGAAGAAAGCCAGTGCAGCTTTGTACTCCTCGGAGTTGGTCCCGAAGTCCGTAGCGATGGTCGTAATGTCGCTATATTCGCGCATACGCTCCGCCACAGGCAGGACAGTTGAAGACCCGATGATCAGCAGCAGACCGAAGCCCTTGCGCTGCGGAAAGATCGGGGACGTGTAGATTTTGACATCTACGACCTTATTGACAGGTACGGTCATGGCTCAGTCACCTCATGGAAATTAAATGGTTGCCCAGTTGAAACACCGATCGGGAATGTTCCGTACGAATCCACGTTATCAACTTCCGCGCTTACGACGTAGAAATCAATATCGAGGGCTGCACGTTCTTCCCAATTTGCATTCACGACCGCGGCAAGGTTCCTTGGCTGCGAGCAGCGTATGAATCCTAATCCGAGGCTCTGCATCAACTTCAATGCAGAAGTCAGGGTAATCCTGTCTCGTAACTTGTTGGCGGACGCCATTGCGTCCTGCCTAAAAAATTGAACAGATGCAGTGACGACCACATGGGTCTCCGCTGTCTCTGCTACTTGATCCGTGGCGCTGCCAGGGATATTAGCCCACGTATGCACGTCGCCTTCACTCTTCTGTGCTAGGATCAGGACCGTGGCCCAACGATCGCCTGTAGCGCCCCCTAGCTGCTTGCTTGGGCGGACATCCTGTGCGTCGTAGCCCGTGCAAAGTGTAATTACCTTGCGAATACTTCGGTTCAGTAAGGTTTCGTCTATCATGAAGGCAACCTTTCCGAGTTCACACCAATCGCTTCATAATAACCGTAGTCGGCCCAATTGCGAACGTGGAGGAGCTTGTACTTTTCCCCATTCCACTGAACCACGTCAAAGATCGCGTCCGTTGAACCAGAAGGTAAGTCACCGTCATCGCAATGCAAAGCAACCAGACTATAGAACTTCATCATCTTGGAACTACGCTGCCCCTCGGGTAGCACATTCAAGTCGTCCGGATCCTTTACAGGTTGAACGCACATATTCACGCTCAACAAGAATGTCTGGATACCAATTTCACCCGCTGCATCACCAGTCGTTACAAGCTGGTTGACACGTCGGTTCACAACTACGCTCTGGACGAAGTCGGGGTCGCTAAGTAGCTCGGCAATGTTAAGCATCTGACCCCTCCGGTTCTATAACGTAGTTAATGGACTGACGGAAGTTACCACTGTCTATCAGCGCCTTGGTTGAACCCTTTTCCTTCTCGGTATTCGGGTTCAGTTTGTAATCGTTGTTCGCAATGAACTCTTGGACGTGACCCTTTGCCATCATCCCGAGCTGCTGCATTGCGACATCAGGTTCCATTTTACCTTGAAGGGATTTGATGACGTTGACCCTGTTGAGTCTTTTGTAGTCGTCAAGGTGTTCCCGTATGGTATTCCGTAGCCAAGGGCGCTCAGGAATATGTCCGTCTTGGGTTCCATATTCATGAACGGCCGCAACCAATGCAATGGGCGTTCCTTCTGCTTCTGCACCTGCACCAGCAGGCACCCCAATCTTGACACGTTGCAAGCGTGCAGCCGTCTCCAAAATCTTGTCGAGTAAAGCGGGGTTCGCTCTTCGTAAGACTGTGATGGTGGCTTTGCTGACACTCATACCGCAAGGGCTCCGAGTCCAACGATGCGACACAGGCGACGGTATTCCACGCCATAAGGTGTGGCCATGAACGGGTCTTTCAACCGTGCCATAAGCGCCATTTCTGACTTGCTCACAGACAGGTCACCGATCTTCTTCTGCGTGCTAGTGTCCAGCAGCTTGCCTGACGCACTTGCGGCAGCTTGAGCGTTGGCCACAGTTAGCGCGTGGGCGACGTAATTGGCGACACCTAACGAGTAGAACGAATCCCATCGTTGCACGTCAAACATAGGGTCTGCACCTGTAATGAACAGTTGAACCCTCGCGTCTGATTCAGCAGCGAACTCAGGGAACCGTGCTTTGAACTCGGTAGGTGTCATGGCGAATTACTTCTTACCTTTAGGAGCAGGCTCTTCAGCCACCTCACCAGTCACCGCAAGGTAGCCAGCGGTGAAATACAGCTCAACACCCTTGTTGGCGCGTGCAGCTTTAAGCACGTCTGCATCAACTTCGAGCCAGCCGTTCTGCTTTTCATTGTTTTCCACTTTGGAAGGTGGAACCGTGATCACTTCATTTTCTTTCGACACATCATTGAAGAAGTTGATGTCGATAGGATGTTCACGGGTATTTTCAATGAGAACCTTTGCCATTTTGAATCTCCTGTTCGTTTAACGAAAGGACAGGCAGGTGAGCGCGAACGCCCACCTGCACCGTGCCTTAGATGTTGTCCATGTAGTACGCAGATTTCGGGTAGCGAATTTCGACGCCCGAATATTTGTACTCGCCTGGAACCTGTACGCCCAAGCCTACGAGCTGCGGCGCCAAGAAGCGCAACGGCAGAGGGATGTGCATCACCAGACGGTTCGGGTTCTTCACGTAACCCATCATGCGACGGGTTACACCGACGCCTGCTGTGTTCAGCTGGAAGCCCGGCTGGAAGTCAATGGTGATACCGCGCTGCTGCATGGCGATGTTATTCGCCTTGATGAATTGCAGAATCGTGGTGTCAGACGTGGTTGAACGCGGCGTGCTGGCAATCTTGGAGAGTGCAGCAGGTGCCAGAACGATGGTGTCAATCGTATCGTTGTAGGCAGTGTTCGTCCACACGTTCTGGATCAGCGTGTTGATGTCGTTCAGGATCTGGTCAGCTGTAGCAGTGCCCCAAGTACCGACAGGCGCGTTGCCCTGCGGAACTAAAGCATTGTTGAACAGACCAGTGATGTTCGACGTCGTTTCACCGAACAGACCGACTTGGTTCATGTGGCGCTTGTAACCTTCCACAGCAGCGGCCAGCTTACGCTCAGGCAGCGAACGGCGGAGGTATGCAGCGCGACGCAGCTCTTCCTGAGTGTAATCGTAACCGATGGAACCGTACAGCACCGGCCAGGACTTGTCAGCGAAGCCCACGTCAACCATCGGTACGTCAGAGCCAGCAGAACTGTGGCGCTTACCTTGACCGACAAAGTCGTAGATTTCGTAACGGATGCTATCAGCCCATTCGCCAGCGGAGTAATCGATCGGAATCAACTGCTCGTACTGCATCGGCTGATACATACGTTCAAAGGTCTGGTTCTCAGTGTAAGCCAATTGGCTCACAAGGAACGACATCGCTTCCTGGGCGTCACGCCCTTGGAAGGCGGCGTCAGTTGCCAGGATGGAACTCAGTGCAGGACGCACGGAGTCGAAAGCTGCATAGCGATTCTCATCGACCTGAACGGTACGAAGAGCTCCGCCATCCATGACTTGAATTTGCTTAGGCATGTTAGATGCTCCTTAGTCAGTTATTGGACGATGCGGATCAGGCCAACCTGACCGGCAGTGGTTGCGGTTTCCCATGTAGCGCCGGGCAATACCACACGGCCAGCACCAGCAGCACCAGCGGACACGCCGCCGAGCTTACCGAACTGAGCTGTGAGGGACAGAACACCAGTGCCACGGGTAACAGTTTCCGCCGCGATAGCGTAGATGCAACCAGTACGCATGATCGGGACGCTGTCATAGCGGTTATACACCACATTGCCAGACGCATCCGCCACGCGAATAGGCGTGCGAACGGAGATACCGATCAACACGTCAGCATCAGCAGCAGGTGCCTTGCAGCAGCCGTCAGCCGTAGTGCCACGAGCGACTGCATAACCGTAATCAACGGTCTGTGCAAGTTCGTTCGTCATTGAGAAAATGGTCGCGGGGGAGATATCCGCTACCATGCCAGAGTAGGCGACGTCCCGAAGGGAGCCGCCGTAAGTCGTCAGATCTGGTTTAGACATTTCGTCAGCTCCTTACTTGGTTTGACCTTGCCATGCTTGCGCTTGGCGTTGGATGAATGCAGCGCGGCCCGTAGGCTTGGCATCTGCGACTTGTTTGTTACCTGCAAGCGCGGCAGCTACGCGACCAGCGTCACCGCTGTCGTTTGCTTGCGTGCTACCAGCGTCAGCAGCGGTCGCCACCAGTACATTGAAAGCAGCGCGAACCGTGTCAGCGTCAGCAGCGTCGAGCGTCTTACCGCACAGCACCGCATCGACCGTCGCTTTGGCCTTGGTGTCCTTGCCTGCTACTGTGGCCACAACCTCGCGTCGCAAAGCCACGCAAGTCTTGCCGTCCGTAACAAGTGCAGGAACCAGCTTCTTGGCATCACCAATCAGTTTCGCCCAATCAGCGACCATCGCGTCCCGTGCTTCGGGAGTCATGACGTCTTTCTTCATGGTTTCAATCTGAGCAGCTTGATCGCCCACCAGCTTGACCAGTTCATCAAGGGTGCAAGCCTTGTCGCCTACTTTGAGGCCATTGAGTTTAGTTTCCGCGGTCGTTGCTCGTTGCACAGCAGCGTCGCGGTCCTTTGTCAGTTTATCGATAGCCGCCGCAGCAGTGTCATCCACTTCAACGGGGATGCCATCGACAATGACTTTTCGCTTGGCGTCAGCCATCGTTGTCACTCCTAAAGGTTGAGAATCGGAAATGCGGCAAGCCGCACCACATCGAGCTGAATCCACGATTGCAACATGGTTCCCTCTAATGTTCTTTTGAAGACCGTCGTAGGCACGACCAGTCGGGTCGTTGCCTTTCGTCCAGTCTAATTCGAAGATGTAGCCGTTTGAAAGCTCTACCTTGCCGCTCGCAATTGCATCGATTGCGTCTTTGGACTTAATGATCAATGTCCCCTTCATAAAGTCGCCGTCCGCTTTAATGTCACGGACTTCTCCTTTAGCAAGCTCCGCCCAGTTAGAAGCGTCAACGCCGTTTGCAGGGTGTTCAATTGTGATGGGTTTGTTCTCGAAGCTGCGAAGGCTGTCAGGTGAGAACACTTCTTGCGGGGAACGGTATAAGCGGATCACCTTCATGGGGTCAACACCGTCTGCGTCAAGACCTAACTCATAGGCACGGTATTCCTGAATTCCAGTGCGGGCCATGTTGCCCGGTGCCATGAGGAAGCCCTCTGGCGTCACATCACGTGCCGTCAGGGTGAATCGGTCATTAGCCTGGTAAGTCTTCATTCAGTTATGCCTAAACTCTTCTCTTCTGCATCAAGGTCAAAATAAGGTAGTGCAACACAGCGGCATTGTATGTCTTCGCCTGGATGCCCAGTCGGTGGAGGATCACTCCAAGAAAACACCATTCCATTCTGTGCAGCATGTTCCTCGCGCACCCGCTCGTCTCCCGACGTGCTCCATACATACTTGTCTATTCCGATCGATGTCTGACGCGCTTCGTTAAAGGCCCCGTTCATCTTGCTTACCTGATCGCGTGCAATCAGCTTCGCTCGACTTTCGGTTACGTCCGCCACCTGTTGGATTCGCTCCGCCACGGTCTCGTATCGTTCGCCTTTACCTACACCATCAAACACCGTTTGGCGCACTTTGTTCAGGTACTGATCCGGAATGGAAGTGATTAGTTCTACGTTCTGAACCATCGCCTTCTCCATCACCGGCCCAATGCTCCCGTTTCCTAATGCACCAGTGATGTCAATTTTAACACTGTCTCGGATGGCTGCTGCAAGGCTCGCGTCAACACTTTCCTTCGATCTCTGTGCAGCAAGGGAGGCAAGGCGCTGTGCTGTATCACGTATCCCGCCAAAGCTACCCGCAAGATCGTTGATCTTGTTGTTGATGTCATCCCAAATACCGTCGCCCACCATAACGGAGTCGGACTGCACCTTCTTTGACCACATGCGTTCCGTCTGCTTCAGCAATGGTAGCAGTTCCGCCTCTGTACGCTGGGCAATGAACCGCACTACCTTCAGCAGTTCCGCCTTATACCATAGTTCTATCTTCCTGTTGGGCTTACTACCATTTAGGACGCGAATACGCTTTCTCATCTTACCGACGTGGCTGTGTTGCTTCGCGTGGACGGTAAGGTTCAGGGATGTCATTTCGTTTTACCAGCGGCAGGGACGGGCACAGCAGCGGCAGGGGCCGCGATCAGCGCCTTGGGGTCAGTACCCTGTTGGCCTGCTACTGGTGCAGCAGGTGCGCCCGGCGGTAACACGGGGTCCGGTGCAGCTTCTGCAAGCTCCTCAGCGAGTTCAATGTCCTCGTCCGTGAGGTTCTTATAAGTTCCATCCTCCTTCAGTTCGCGTGCGACAACACCTTCGGTAACGACACCAGCGTTCAAGTAGATCTGGTCGCGCTCTGCACGGGTCTTCTGGATGGTTGCCATTTCAGCATCGGACATCTGCCACAGCGAGTTGAAGTCAAAGCGGTAGTCGTCTGGCATGGTGCCCAGCTCGCTCCGCACAAAGATCTCATCAAAGTATTCCAACTGAGCACGAAGTTCTGACTCCTGCTTGGCGCTGATCATGTCGTAGTAATTACGAACGTCGTTATCTCCCGTCGCGTTCAGCCCTGCTGCTGACTGCCCGAACAGGCGAGTCATGGGGATGTCCGCTGCACCACATACGTCAACCATGAACTGGAGCCATATCTTGTCGAGGTTGGCAAACTGGTTTGACTTCTTCTCGTATGTCTCACCGCCATCCAGGAGAAGCATCCGGTTGAACGACTTCATCATGGAGGCAAGCTGGAAGCGTTTCGTGACCCGTGCTTCACCATCCTTTGTGGCTACAGCATCACTGAGCCCTTCGCTAGTGACCACATCCACGTTCGCTTCAAATAGCATCGTCGCAATTCCCTTAGACGTGGTGTCTGCATTCATGATGCTGTCAATGACGTGCTGGAGCTCACTATCGTGCCACATGCCGTTCTGCATCCATGCGAAGTACGGAAGGCGCTGCCCGTCGAAGCGTAAGACGCGAGTATGGTGAACGATCACCGTGCTTTCTGCCAGGATGTAGCTGTCGGGCAGACCGAAATTAGGGGACGCGAGGTCTGTCGTCCGTGTTGCACCACTCGCAACACGCCAACGCTCTACCACTCGCAACCATTGCAGGTCGCCTTTCTTAACGGTCTCAATGTTCAGGGGTTTGCTCATGTCCTTGTCTTTGGTGCCAATGATAATAAGGGCACCACCATACAAGCGAGCGAGGCGAAGCGCCTCATTGATCTGAGGCCTCACCCGTAACTTCTTTTCAGCCTTCTCGATAGCGAATTGACGCTTGTCGTCATCGTCGTCAAAGATCACTGTGCGCCATTCTCGTGTCATGTCGTCAGCGACGGCGTTAATGATGCGCTTCGCCAGCCAGCTGGAGCGATACATATTCTCCAGCTCCTGGCGTAGCAGCAAGCGGGGCAGCTCGTAAGCGCCATATGACATCTTATCGCGGTCGGTGCCCAGACCAGCGACAACATTCTGCAGACCGTCAGTGGCCTGTGCAGATGTCACCGTCACGGGTTTCTGTGTGCGGCTCAACGCTGCACCTGTTGTCTTTACTTGTCTAGACATAATGGCCTCATAATGATTCAAACATATTACGGCGCTTCAGCACCAGCTCATTGAAAGCACGGGACGCTCCGTCAACCTGATCGTCGTTGCTACCGTTCGGAAACACAGTCAACTCATTGAAGAATGCGTCGTTCCATTCACCTTCCAGGACATCCACGTTCCCCGCTTCAGCCTGTGCAGCAAGTGGGCCCGCTCGGGTAGCCTTGTCACCTGTTTCAACGCTGAACTTGACTTGAAACCCTGCCAACTTCTGCACATGATACGACGTCTGTGCTTTACCCGCTTGTCCAGGATCTTGTGGAATCGAAATCTTGCAGTTATAGCCGTCCTGACTTGCTGTGTTCACCAGTAGCTTCTCTACCCCTGACGGACTAAGTCTGTCGCGTGCCACGTTGACAATAATAAAGCGACCGTTCTCCTGCTGCCCAATCTTCACGCCAGCTGTCCAGTCGCCCGCACCCTCCGTCGCTGCTAAGTCCCATCCGCGAACGAACTTAGTGCCAACAGGTACGGCACGCACCACGTTGAACCAGCTCTTCTTGAACATACCACCTTCGCGGGGAGCGGGGCGCTGCTGCAATTGACCCGCTGACGCATAGCTACCCATCGTCTTCTCGAGCGATGCCACAGTCTCTTCGGGGAATCGCTCGGGGAAAAGTAGTTCACCGTCCACCTTGCGAGGGTCTTCGAATCCTATGCGCGTCATGCACTTGCGCTCTGCCTCAAATCGCATAGGCAGGCACAGATGCACGTAACCGAGCTCGCGCTTAATAATGATCCCGCTGGTGTCCTTCTCGTTCAACCTCTGCATAATGACCACAATTGCAGACTCGTCGTTATTCACACGGGTAGGCAGTGCTTCGGTGAAGGTGAGTTCTGCTGCACGCAAGTCAGCATCGCTGTTCGCATGGTCGACGGACAAAGGGTCATCCAGCAGAACACGGTCGCCCCGCGAACCAGTCATAGACGTGAATGCCATCGCTTCACGGAAGCCTGTATATTCGTTCTCGAACTTCGTCTTCGCGTTCTGGTCGCTGGTCAGCTTTAAGGGCCAGCGGTCTTGATACCATTGTGACTGAATCAATCGACGGCATTTAAGGTTATCGCGCACGCCCAGATCTTGCTTATGCGCTGTGCCTAGGTAGCGGAGCCCAGGGCGTCCCTGTGGGCCCCATTCCCAGGCCGGCCATAGTACACCAGTGAGCAGCGACTTCATGCAGCCTGGGGGCACGTTAATCAGCAGGCGCTTTATCTCGCCCCGCGACACTGCTTCCAAGTGGGCACAGATCGCGTCAAGCGACCATCCCCATTTCAGTTCAGAGGACGGTTCAAGGATGTGCCATGCTGCACGTACGAAACCCGCGAACGATTGTGAAGCAATAGCACGGTCGAGGCCTATCTCACTAGGTAGTCTTGACATAGAGCTTCTTCTTGATTTCCTCAAGCTCTGCAACGGTCAGGTGACTCATCTCCGGGCTATCGCTGGTGACGTGGACTTCTTGCTGTGTCTTAACAGGGGCCTCGATACCTACAATCTTGGCCAACTGACTATATGCAGCAACCTGAGCGGACGCCGCGGACTTGGGGCTGTGTGCAATGCGGTAAAGACCAGACACAATCTTGCGACGGTGTTGGTCTTCTTCTGTTGTGATGCCAAGCTCCTGTTCACGCTCCGTAATGCGCTTCCGCACATAAGGTTCGGTCATGAACTGCTGGCAGTATTGGCGGGCGAATGCTTCCGAGTAGCCGATGCGGAGCGCGGCGCCAAAGGCGTCGTAGTCCACTAAATATTCCTCCACAAAGCGGTCGCGCAATTTGCGTTCTGCTTTGCTTAGGCTTTCGGCCATCTCACTCACGCTATACTCCAAAGATTTAATTCACTCCGAGTATAGCGTTCCAGATATCAATCTAGCAAGCTGTCGTCCTCAGACTCGTGGAACGTGGCCCAGCATCAACTGACGGCGAACCCACTCTTCAAACCAGCTCAAGAAGTCGTCCCAAGACATCTCGATGCGTGCAATCATGAACGAACTAACCGTATCCACAGCGGGGAGCTGAAGCTGTGCTATGACCACACAGCGCCACTTCTTACCGTTCTGCCTATACAGCAAGACAGGCGTCTCACCGTTATCCTTGGCCGCGTCCGTGCATTGCTTCCACCATGTATTGATGGACAACTGCTCCTGACGTTTGACTTCAATACACATCCCGAAGGTATTTGACAAGTCGCTGCCACCAACTGCGGACTGATTCTGGTTCCGTTGAATGATGGGTTTCTCCGGTAGCGGGAACCCGCCCTGTTCCATTACCTTTCGAACGATTGGCTCTAAGGCACGCTGTATCTCGCGTTCCCCTTCCTGCCCCTTCTGTCGAATGTTGATGCTCATCTTTGCTCCTGTAGAAAATGTGATTACCATACTGACCAGTCCGCTCAACAGACTTAATCCAATAAGGCTTGGCTCGTGCCTCGTGATAATAGGTTGCACCGCATGTGAAGTCTTCCATATACAGCGCATCGCGTGCGGACTGCTCCGCACGCTTCCATTCTACACTGGTACGATCTGGACGTGCGTGAGCACGCAAGACACCATCCTTGGCATCCGTAATAGTCCAACTGAATTGACCGCGCTCAAACACTACCTGACAGATATCCTTGCTCATACCTGCACGATAGACCCTGTTGAGCGTTACCAATGCGACCGCATGTTGACCCTGTATAGGTTCGCCACGTGCTTCCTTAAACACGTTGAGGGCAAGACAGGTCACAGCGATCTCAAATCCAGTCACCATCGTCTCCCGCGACCAGACTTCTCGTAAGCATCCGCCATCCTGTCAAAGAACGTAACGAACAATGGACGGTTCACAATCCACCACGCTTGCAAGCGCGGGCGCCACTGTGCATTAAACAAGCGTCGCAGCAGGTACGAACGGAGCACGGACAGCACAGTCATCCAGAATGTGATTATCACGTTATTCGCCCAGCTCATTGGAATGTTATATGCCTTGCATATTGCAGTAGTGGCAACCATTGCAACGACTATGCCTACAGCCGTATTGACCACAGCTTCAACGATGCTTCCTAGTTTGCTCTGCATGATTCGTCCTTCGCTTTGTTGATTCCGATAACATCTTCCGCTTGTATTTCCTTGAACCGCTCAAGACTGTCGATTGCTTCCTGGACATCCTTGCCCAAGTCCTTACCTGCACCGCGCCCACCTGCGACCAGTAGCTTCTTGACAGCGTGTTGAATGCACGGGTCGGTGACGTTAAACAGTGCGAGCACGCGATACACATCTACCGTCTGCAAGTGGTGCACGTCTTTGTGATAGTGCGGATGTTTATTTCCTACGCTCATGGAGCATTCCTTTCGAATAAAAGGGCGGACTTCGGTCCGCCCAACCTCATAGTGGCAACTGCGAGGGCTGGTGCAATTGTATGATATCAGCTGTTGATTACAACGTGCGTTATATGACCACAGTGTTATCCGTGCAGCAGTGGCGCGTGACGATCGTCTATTTGGAACTCTGCTAACTGCACAATTCTACAAGGTGAGCGAATTTCGGGGTGATAGTGAAAAGATGTTCCATTTTCGGGTTTGCTAATTGCCATATTAAAATATTCACCCTATAAAATAACATGACTTGCTAATCGCCTAATACCCTATATAAACAACTACTTACATACATTAAACACATATATATTAGGATTAGTAACTAGGTGAGTATGGTATTTATAGGTGGAGGGGCTGAAGTGCCTCACAGTACCCACCGAAAAGAAATTGAGTATATAGAGTCCCCCCGATAAATTAGCCCTACTGTGTTCTAAGCGTTATCATTAGCCTTTGCAAATTAGCCCACTCTTTAACGTGCCACGGTACTTGCTATCCAACACTCTACCTCACTAAAATATAAAGCACCATTTCACAGGAGATTATCATGTTTGACCTCAGTATCCCTAACGCCCCCTTAATAACCAGCCCCATGCCTACAGACGAGTTCTTGGCGCACTACGCGGAACACGAATCCGCGTTGCTTTCCGTGTATGCAGCGCAGGGCATAGACCTGTCAGTGTGGTCACAGCTAACTGATAAGGAACGGGTGAATGTGGTACATAGCTCCATGGCATTAAAGTCAGCACGGAACCGTCTAAACCTGGACGCACCAATGGACATGACAACTCCCTACACTGGTGACAAACCACATCCCAAAGTGGCAGCGCGTTTCAACGAGGTGTTCCCTTACTCGCACAAACAATTCTTCTTCATTACCAATGGTGAAGACTGGTGGGACTGTGAACCGTTCTTCCTAGTGCATGACGCGGACACCTTTATGCAGTGGGCTCGCTATGACGTAGCATGTAAGTCCCCCGACGTGCTTTCGTTTGGCGTGCAGCGCCCACGCGGACGTCCACGGGATGAAAGTAAGCACCGCGCCAAAGCGGAGAAGTCCGTGCGCTATCAGGAATGGCTTCAGCTTTGTGAGCAACACCGCGCCAACGTAACAATGAAGAAGGCGGAGATTGCGGAAGCGCGTCTTGTCGTTGAGCAGAAGCGTCTGGAGCTCACCGCGCTGGAGATGCAAGGAGCTCCGAAGTGGATTCCATAACGCACGTTGCGACACCCTATGGCTCGCGCTAAAATGCAGAGCAGTTAATCACCCGCACAGGATAACATTATGACGTCAACTACCAATGACGCCCAGCGTGAATTTGACGCTCGTTACATTACGAGCAGTGAAATCATGGAGAAGCTGGACGTGTCCCGAACAACTATTCTCGCCGCACGCCGTACAGGTAAGCTCCCTGATCCCATCCTTATCAAGGGGCAGATCTTTATCTGGGAACGCGACACGGTGCGAACTTACCTCGACGCCTGGAAGATCATCCTGGATGCACGTCGGGGAGTTGGTGCATGAGTCAATTATGGGAACGCATACCGGACGAGCTACGCTATGTTCCAAAATGGTGCGTCGCTGGACCTGACAAGAGTCCTTGGACAGTATCCGGACGCCATGCGAGCGTAACCGCGCCCAGCACTTGGTCAGACTGGTACAGCGCCAGCACTGCTGCGAAGACATGGGGTGACGGTGCAGGCATAGGGTTCATCCTAGGCGAGGAAGACGTCTTCACGTGCATAGACTTAGACGTCAAAGAAGGTACGTCGCAGGAACAGATAGACCGCTTCTGGAAGATTGTGCAAGCGTTCGACAGCTACACAGAACGCTCCCGCTCAGGTAAGGGGCTGCACATCTGGATCAAGGGTAAGGTGGGCACAGGTTGCAGGCGCGACGGTGTGGAGGTGTATAGCCAGCAGCGTTTCATTATCTGCACGGGTGACATAGTGCTGGACAAACCAGTTGAGCACCGCCAGGAGCTGCTGGACTTGCTGGTGCAGGAAATCCGTTCCGCTGCACAGAGCACCACTATTGAACTAGACGAGGTGAAAGAGGTTGACTCCGATGAGGTTGTATGGCAGCGCGGAGCTGATGCATCCAACGGCGACAAGTTCAAGGCCTTGTGGGGCGGCGGCGACTGGGCTGGTATGGGCTACCCGTCGCAGTCTGAAGCTGACCTGTCCTTGCTGTCAATGCTCGCTTTCTATTCCAAGTCCAATGAACAAGTCCGCAGACTGTTTAGACTTAGCGGGCTTGGGCAGCGCGACAAGGCGGTGAAAAATAACCGCTACCTTGACCGCACCCTTGGCATGATCCGCGGGAGGCAGCAGCGCGAGGATATGCAGGCAGCAGCCGCACAGGCCAATGCCACGCAACTGGTGCAGCGTATGCCCGAGCGGCAATTGCTACCCGTTGAAACCCCTTCCACATTAGACTGGCCTCCTGGATGGATTGGTGAGATTGCTCAATACCTCTACAGTATTGCACCGCGACCAGTGCGCGAGGTTGCAATTATCTCCGCCTTGGGCTTCTTCGCTGGTATCTGCGGACGCACATATAACATCAGCGGGTCGGGCCTTAACCTGTATCTCGTACTCGTTGCACGGTCGGCAGTAGGTAAGGAAGCAATGCATAGCGGTATTAGCAAGCTGACTCACCGAATATTGCTTGTCACTCCTGTCATGTCCAATTATGTGGATTTCGCAGACTATGCTTCTGGACCTGCATTGGTGAAGTCGTTGGCACAGCGCACCAGCTTTGTCAACGTGGCGGGTGAGTGGGGGCGTAAGCTCCGCAAGATGTCAGACGACCATACAGAAGGGCCTATGGCGTCACTCCGAACGGTTATGACTAACCTGTACCAGAAGTCGTCCGCTGGAACAATCGTGGGCGGTATCGGGTACAGCGACAAGGAGAAAGACGTCAAAGCTACCAACGGAGTCGCGTTCAGTATGATCGGTGAAACGACACCTGACACGTTCTATGAGTCGCTTACGAATACAATGATGCAAGACGGGTTCATGTCACGCTTCATTGTGGTGGAGTATGCTGGTCTGCGACCGGAGCTTAACCCTGCACAGTCCGCACAGCTACACGATGACCACATTGCACGCTTCGCTAACCTCATAGATACGGTGTCCCGCTGCCCTGCGGACTCTTATGTGGATGTCGCTATGTCCCGCGAGGCGCAAGACATGCTGGACGGGTTTGACAAGGAATGTGACAAACAGATCAACCTGACGGAAGACGAGTCGTGGAGGCAAATGTGGAACCGTGCCCACCTCAAGACGTTAAAGATCGCGGGCTTGCTTGCTTGCGCGGACAATCACATGACACCCATTGTCACAGCAGCGCACGCGGAATGGGCGCTGGACATTGTTAAGCGTGATATCCGTATCATGTCTCGTAAGATGACAGACGGTGACGTGGGCGACGGGGACATGGTGCGCGAGCGTAAGCTCCTGAGCACGTTGCGGTCGTACTTAGAGGAACCAATGGCGAAGGGTTACGGGCTACCGGACGAGATGCGGAAGGCTGGTGTGGTCGCTAGGAAGTATCTACAGATCCGCCTACAGCGCACGAACGCATTCGTCAAGCATAAGCTGGGCCAGACTGCCGGGCTGGACATGACGATTCGCAGTCTTACAGACAGCGGGTATATCGTGGAAGTAGCTAAGGACAAGATCCCGACGGACTGGAACTTTCACGGTAAGTGTTATCGTATCGTTTCCCTTCCTGATGTATTGTGATTTAGACCTTGCAAGCTAACGCGAGTCACTACATAATAACGACTGTGCAATCCGCACCAACTAGAAGGAGTATCAGATGAATATCAACCATTCGGACATGGTGGCAGCATTGGCAAAGCCTGGAGCTGACATCGTTGCAAGCTTGACCCCTGAAGACGCTCACACGCTGCACATGGCAGTCGGGGTCTCCGGTGAAGCGGGTGAGCTGCTGGATGCAGTCAAGAAAGCTGCAATCTACCGCAAACCCATTGACCGCACCAACGTGATCGAAGAGCTTGGCGACATCGAGTTCTACATAGAAGGTCTTCGCCAGGGTCTTGGTATTACCCGCGAAGAAACCATTGCAGCGAACATCGCCAAGCTGGGCAAGCGTTACGAGGGTTTCCAGTACAGCGACAAGGCAGCGCAAGACCGCGCTGACAAGGCTGAATAAAATGGCGCACACGAAATTCTCCAACTACACGACGGAAGAACTCCTTTCGTTGATAGACGAGAAGCGTGCTCAGAGCCCACTGGTTGACGAACTGGCAACCCGCTTGGAAGCATCAGTGGCTTCTAACGTACTCGAAGATTCCAATCACCGTGTTCACTGCCCCGTGTGCGAAGCTGCACTGGAAGCGGATTACGATACGGGGAATTCCATGTTCACAATTAAGGTTGAGGGCTAATATGACCACAATTCCAGCCAACGCTGTAACGCAAGAAGACCTCTCCGAGTGGTTCCGCTTGCAAGAGCAGCTGAAGAAAATTAAAGCGTCCGAAATGCTGCTGCGGCAGAAGATTTTCGGTGCGTACTTCCCGTCCCCTGTAGAGGGCACCAACTCGGCACCACTCGCTGACGGATGGGTTCTCAAGGGTAAGCACACGGTGAACCGTGAAATTGATCCAGGCGCCTTGGGTGCGTTCAAAGAACGCCTTGTGGAAGCTGGTATCAAAGCTGACGATCTGGTGCAGTACAAACCGTCGCTCGTGCTAAAAGAATACCGCACGCTGACGGACGAGCAACACCAACTCTTTGACCAGTGTTTGATCATTAAGCCCGGTTCACCGGCCCTTGAAATCGTATTGCCTGCGAAGGCAAAGAAAGCAGGAGAGACAGCATGAAAACTGTTCGACTTGTATTGTTGTGGCTGGTCGCCTTTATGTCCATGGGCTACCTGCTTCCAGGTGTGCTCGCAAGCGTGCGTCGTCACCCTGACGCTGGTGCAATCTGGCTCCTGAACATCTTTCTGGGCTGGACGATTGTGGGCTGGTTCTGGACGCTGGTAAAGTCCGCGGGCGCTACCTATTCCAACATTCGTATTCAGGAGAAACGCTAATGGCCTGGATGGAAGTTAAGCCTAAGGGCGGGATTGAAATCGTCGAGCTGCACCGCCCGAAAGAGCTGGTGTATATCATGGTCAAGCTGTTCGGTTTCAAGTGTCCTCCTGTTCTTGCTACCGTGCGTGACAAGAAGACTGGTGCGATGCGTCCTGAGACGATTGAAATATGAAGCCCATGCTCGCAGTGGAGGTGCCCAAGGCACTGGTGTTTCCGCTCTACGCAAGTGCCAAGCTGGACGGCGTGCGCTGTGTGGTCAACGACGGTGTGGCCCTAAGCCGTACCCTCAAGGCTATTCCGAACTCATACGTCCAGCAGGTACTGAGCCACGCTATGCTGCACGGTCTGGACGGGGAACTAATTGTCGGTCCAGCCTTTGCGGAAGACGTGTATCGCCAGACCAGTAGCGGAGTGATGTCGCAAGACGGAGAACCGGACTTCACGTTCCACGTCTTCGACTACTACACACTCCCGGACGTACCGTACTCGAAGCGCCTGTCCGACCTGCAAAGCTGGTTCCGTGCTAACCCGTTCCCGCGCTGCACCCTGCTTGAGCAGAAGCTGATCGAGGATGAAGAGCAATTGCTCGCATATGAGCAAGAAATGCTCGGACTAGGTTACGAAGGTCTTATTCTGCGTAACCTGAACGGAATCTACAAGCATGGTCGAAGCACCGCTCGCGAGGGCTATTTGCTCAAGCTCAAGCGGTTCTCTGACGGTGAAGCGCGGATCTTAGGGTTCGAGGAATTGATGCACAATGCAAACGAGGCACAGCTTGATGAGCTTGGCCACACGAAGCGGAGTTCGCATCAAGAAAATCTCGTGCCTATGGATACGCTGGGCGCTTTACACGTTGAAGACTGTGTCACAGGTGTTGCGTTCAAGATCGGAACGGGATACACTGCACATCACCGAAAGCATATATGGCAGCAGCGAGACCGATTGGTCGGTGCAATTGTCAAATATAAGCACTTCGAGATAGGCGTCAAGGACGCGCCACGCTTTCCGGTGTGGCTCGGTTTCCGTGATTCCATTGATATGTAACAGGAGCTCATTATGGCATTGAATTTCACAACTACTGACAAAGCCGCTGCACTGAACGGCGTGAAGGTGTTGGTCTATGGGCAAGCGGGAGCGGGTAAAACTGTCCTCACAAGCACTGCACCAGCTCCGTTTCTCATATCCGCAGAAGGCGGTGAATTGTCCTTGCGTAGCGTAGCGATCCCGATGGTGAAGGTTGCCACTGTTGACGACTTGCGTGACGTCTATGACTGGTGCAGCCGCAGCAACGAAGCAAAGCAATTCCAAACCATCTGCATTGACAGCCTGTCCGAGATTGCTGAGGTCGTGCTCAACAATGCAAAGCGGCAAGTGAAGGATCCACGCCAAGCATACGGTGAGCTGATTGAGAAGATGGAAACGACCATCCGCCTCTTTCGCGACCTGCCTGGACGTAACGTGTACATGAGTGCCAAGATGGAACCGTCTAAGGACGAACTGACTGGTGTGATTAAGTACGGCCCCGCCATGCCGGGCAAGCAACTCGCAGTGAAGCTCCCATACTTCTTTGACGAAGTTTTCCGCCTTGGTATCAACAAGACACCTCAGGGTGAGTCATACCGCTTTCTGCAGACTCAACCTGATATGCAATACGAAGCGAAGGATAGATCAGGTGTCCTCGCGCCCGTAGAACCGCCCCACCTGACGCAACTTTTCAACAAAATCCTAGGAGTTTAATACCATGGCTCAACTCAACTTTGATGCTTCCCAAGTCGCACCCGATGCAGGAGTCGCGGAAGCGATCCCCGCTGGCTGGTATAACGTAATGATCGACGAGTCGGAAATGAAACCGACCAAAGACGGCAACGGAGCATTCCTCGCGATGCGCTTCACCGTGCTGGACGGTCAGTTTGTCAACCGCAAGGTCTTCACCCGCTTGAACATGCGGAACGCAAACCCTGTGGCCCAGGAAATCGCCTACAAGCAACTGTCCGCCATCTGCCATGCAGTCGGTGTGATGCAGGTTGCTGACAGCACACAGCTCCACGGTCGCCCGTTGAAGATCAAAGTGAAGGTCCGTGCCGCTTCAGGTGATTACGAAGCAAGCAACGAGATCAGCGCATTCAAGAACATCAACGAGCAAGTCGACGGTCCGGCAGCAGCGCCAGCAG